CCTATGAGCTACGAATGACCATTGGCTGTATATGTTACTCTTGCTGATTGCTTTCTCACCCAAGGCATAGATTTGATACAGTGCCTCATCCGTTCTCTTTAGGTCCTCTATCTGAGTCCTGATACTCTGAGGTAGGAATGGGTTATCCCTGTACGTTGACTTAATCATGATGCTCTCCTCCTGAGGTAGCTCATAGAGCCATGAGGTAGACTCACTGGGGTTGTAGTCAAAGATTAGTTTGGACTCCGTTCTCATGTTAAGCTGAGTGAAATCATCGAAGTATAACTCATTGGCTTCATTACACCATGCTATGTCTCTCTTGCGGCCGCGTATCTTCTGCTCATCATCCACACTAAAGAACTCCACAATGGACCCATTAGGGAACGTGTAGATGTGCTCACTCTTATTGTGGTCCTCTACTGAATAGATGTTGAGTTCCTTGAGTATCTCAATGAAGTCTCTTAGCACTGTTGCCCTTAGAGCAGGGAATGTCTTACGGATAACAGATACTACCTTATGGTTGTTCTGTAAGCAATAGATGATAACTAACTGACAAAGGCTATAGGTCTTAGAGCTCCTGCTCCCTCCCTCGTTAATTACAAACCTAATCCCAGGGTCATTGAGTGCCTCGTAGTTTTTCTCAAATATTACTGTGCTCTTTATTTCCATTAGCTATTTGAAATGCATTCATTAGCATAGCCATCTGCCTGCCATCGGTAGCTACTGCCCTCCTATCTATCCTTACCTGTACGCCTTTCATTTTGTAGATGTATTCCTCCACCACGGCACACATGAAATCAATCTGCATCCGGTCTCACAATGGTTACCTGTATGCTCTCTATCTTATCTCCCTTAGTGGTAGTGTCAACCCTCTCAGTTAAGTTGTTTAGACGTTGAGTAATGGAAGCATTGTACTGCCCTACCATACCTCCCTCGATTTGGTCCATGCGGATTGCCTCCTCTATGCGTGAGCAGATTGTGGCATATTCAGAATATCGACCATCCTTGTTACAAAAATAATCATTGACTGTCTGCCCTTTCTCAGCAGCAAAAGTCCTGAAACCCACTTGAGTAAGCGGTCTCTCTAATGGTACTGCTGTAGCTTCACCTGTCTTAGTAGATAGGGAATAGGAGTATCTAGGGTTTTCTTTGCACCATCTCTTGTAGGCTTCAAATAAATCCCACATATCTTCGGGAGTAGGTATATGCTTAGGCCTCATCTACCCCTTTATACTTTTTACTCTTAGCCTCAGACTCTACCTCTTCAAAGAGATATCCTAACCCTACAGATGTAAGGTGCTCAGCTTGGTTAGCTGTCTCTTCAGTTACTGTGAATGAGGTCTCAAACCCCAACGGATTGTACCTGGTAATATACTGACCTAGGTATTCATTTTTTACTTTCTTGTTCATACTCATATTGTTCTAAAAATAGCCATGCATAATAAAGCACTACCCAAACCCCAAACGCTCTCATTGCTAGAGTGCTGTTATCTCTAAGCAAAAACACAGCACCGGTCAAGGCAGTGAATGTAGCCAAGATACTAATTATTTGAGATAGTCTCATACCTATATTGTAATTTTCTAAGATTTTGTTTAATTTCTCTAATCAGATAGTGAGCAGATGTAACCGGTATATCAAAATACTTAGCCATCCCTCGAGCTGTGGTGTATCCTTTGTCAATGTATGCCTCGAATACTATCCTGTGCACATGATCATCTATCTCGCTTCTGTATATCTCTATCAGCCCCTTGTGAGTGCTGTATATCTTATCCTCCAATATCTTAGCCTGTAGGTCCTGCTCGTTATCCTCCTGCTCAGATGCATCGTATTCCATTGAAGTAACCCTATCATCCTTGTGGCTGAGTGAGGTGTTCCATAGAATCTGATACTTTATGGTGTTAAGTAGGTAGCTCTTCACCTGGGCTTCACTCTGAGTATCCTCATTGATGCTTAGTACATGGAGGTAGCTATTGTTGATAACAGTATCCGCCTCGATATTACTCCCCATCTTAGTGAGAAAGTACAGCGTATAAGCCCTGACCTCATAGTAATGGGTGCTAATGTACCTGTCTAAGACTCTTTTCATACCAATTCATAAAGTCTTTGTACCACACTTTACGCCTAACAGATGCACAGAAGCATTCCCTAGGCTGTGGACCATCGTACTTGACCCGTATTTTATAGAGCTGCACACAGGAGTGCTTAGAATACTTTACAGCATCCGCAGTAGCATCTATCTTATCTATTATCTCTATGTCAGTTTGTTCAAACATAATTCAAGTATATATGCACCCAGTGCTGCCTGACATGCTAGGATAAAATCCTGCTGCCAAGCTAATGTAAGCCAAAAGGCTACACACTTACTGCAGCTCAATGCATCTAGTAAGGGTATAGCCCATGTGCCAATTTTAAAAGACATGTATAGCCTTGTAATAGTTGCTTGCAGTGGTTCAAAATTGCACCACCACCATGCCAAGGGTATTAATGTTAGGAGTTCCATGACTTCAAATATACTCTAAAAAATGAATCGTATATCTCAGTGGTTACATTCCTACCCCTCATGAAGCGGTATAGCTTAGCATAATTCACATTCATATCCTCAGATAGATGAGTGAGCTTATATCTCTTGGATAGCATGCCTGTTATCTCTTTTCGCATCCATTCGGATAGCTGTTGGTCCTCAGAAAGGTAAATCGTCACTGCTCTCATCTGTAGTGTCAAAAGTTTTTCTCAATTTATCAACAGCACTATTCTCTACCTTTGAGCTTAGGCTCATAGTCCATGCCTCAATGGAGTTAAAGTACTTGATGGTACCATCCTGTGCCTCCCATTTACGGCCTCTTAGGTTATAGCTCACCTCTACCGCATCACCTGCTTTCAGGTTGTTAGCTAGATCGCATTTATCCTGGGTTAGTTGAAAGGTAACGTACTGAGGGTACTCATCTGTACTTTTCAGGGTTACTTCTCTTTTCTTAAATTTGTCTGATACAGACGTTGTCGGGGTAATGAATACCACCTCTCCTTTAAATTTACTCATGGTTTATATATTTGATATAGTTTATTGTTGAAATCCATCCCCACACTATTGCAGGGGCTATTAAAATTGCTGCTAAAATAATCATTTTATTAAAGTTATTACTATTACTGTTCCTACTATGTACCCGAAAGATAGTGCTACAGCATTCAATATCCTTTCATTCCAATTAGTAGCCTCTATCATGTAAGCTAGGAATGGGAGCCCAAGGAATGGACCAATGGCTGCAAAGAATATCATACCTGGTGCATTGCCCTCAGACACAAACCTAATGTAAAAGGTGCTGCATATCTCTATGACTAGAGCGGATAAGAAAATAATGGGGTATCTCATTTATTTAGGTTTACATCGTTATCATCTAGGCTACTCATTAGGAAGTCCTGTATCTTTTCTACTATATCATATTGTGTATCCGGTAGCTCTCCATACTTAAGCATAGCACGCAGCTCTGCTTTGAGCTCCCATAGTACATTTAGCATATCAGCACCTTTGATGGCACAGTAGTGTTCTGCCTGGTCCTCAGGTAGGTTGAATTCAAGTGTTGCTTTCATATCATTTCTATTTTATTAATGGGGTAATTTTTACCCCTTATTATTAATTGATTTGTTAAAGGTTTCATTGTAGTACTGCTCACCCTTAGATATATTCTCAGGGGTAAATTCTAAGGTATCTGTGTAGGCCTTGACTATCTGCTCTCTCTCCATTGATATATACTTATGGAAATGGTGAACAAACTCTTTGCCCTCTGTGGTGTTTATATTAAATAAATTAGGGTGCAGTTCCTCGAGCTCAGAGAATACCTGCTGTACTGCTGTTTTCATAGTTCTTTCTTTAGTTTCTCAATATACAAGGTAGCATCCATTAGCTCCTCCTGTAGATGGTTAAGCCATCCCTCCAGGTCAACATCTTTCCTATCTAGGTTAGTACCGTACTTCTGCTGCCCCCTCTTACTCCTCTCATAGTACTTAGCCATCACTGCTACTAGGATGCTGTCCTCTTGCTTTATTTCGTTTTCGTGTGTTATGTTCATTTGATTAAAATATGCGTTCCTTAGGCCATTCAATAGGAGGACCGTATATCAGGTCTGTTAACTCTGCAGCATATTCTCTAGCAGCATTAGCTACATACTCACATGGGTTTTTAATCAGCTCATCCCTGTAGTGTCCTGATGCAGCCAGTAGGCCTTGCATGGCAGCTATCACTGCTGCCTCAAAAAATTCTTCTCTTGTTTTCATTACTTATTGTTTAATTGATTAATAACTTCGTTATAAAATTCATTAGCTAATATCAGCCTCTCAGCCATCTGTATCTCTATCTCCTTATCTCTTTCAAAGGTGATGGATGTGATACGCTTTTCAGGTGCAATATGATCCACATAGTGCAGTGCTCCATTCTCATAGTCACCCATTATCTCAGGAGCCGTAGTTACCATGACATAGCACAGCTCGAAAGATGGCATGTCATATAACCACATGTAAGCACGTCCTTGCCACTCGTAGTCAGATAGGTCCTTGAGCTCGTAGTTAGTGGCAGGAAACGTATCTAAGGACCACGAGGTCTTGATATCTATGATACTTGTCTCAGTGATGATATCACAGCACCCGGTTAGCCACTCATTCTCTACCCTCTCCTCATTCTTTTTGTAGTCCTCTAGCCTAACCAGGTTAAGCAAGTCTATACTGTCCTGCTCCTGTGCTAGTCCTTTGGTGATATACTTGCTGTTCAGCTCACTCCGGTACTCAAAGAAATCCTCTTTTGCTTTCTGAATAATGTAGCTCTTAGCTGTTTGGCTCAATGCCTCCCCCTTAGTACGGGAGGAGGTCATTAATTTGCCTAATTGTGATGCTCTGAATTTCATAGCTGTGCCTCCTGCTCTTTGGTTAGGTTGTACATCTCTTTAATCTGCTCAGGTGTGAA